TATGTAGACCGTCCTATGACCGTCCCTTGCGGACAATGTATCGGATGTCGTGTAGACAAAAAAAGACAATGGGCTACCCGCCTCGTTCACGAGGCCTCACTATATAAAGATAACTGCTTTATAACTCTAACTTACAGCGATGATAACCTACCTACTAACGGATCACTAAATAAAAAGCATTTCCAAGACTTTATGAAACGTCTAAGGAAAGCTAATACAAATAAAATACGCTACTATCACTGCGGTGAATACGGCGAAAAATATTTCCGCCCACATTATCACGCTATACTCTTCAATCACGACTTCTCTGATAAACAAAAACTTGAATACAAAGGCAATCTCTTTACTTCACAACTTTTAACTAATGCCTGGCATGACAAAGGCTTCGCCACGATCGGCGACGTGACTCTTGAGTCAGCCGCATACGTGGCCGGATACGTCCAAAAAAAAGTAACTGGAAAAAACCAAAATAACTACTATCGAAGATTCGACTATCTCGATGAACAAACTGGTGAACTAGTTGGAGAATTCCAACTTCAACCCGAATACTCTACCATGTCAAGGCGTCCGGGGATAGCCTCGGACTGGTTCGATAAATATCATACTGACATCTATAAAGACTTTGTTACTATTCAAGGAAAAAAACAAAAAATCCCTAAATACTACGATAATAAGCTCTTCGAACTAAACCCCGAACTCTCGGAAGCTATCAAATCTCAACGCCTCGAAAATGCTAAACTCCTGGCACACGATAATACTCCCGAAAGACTTGCTGTAAAAAAGCAAATACTCAAGGACAGAATGTCCCAATATAAACGTAAACTATAAAAGGAAAAATCATGCAAATAAAAATGTTCTCAATCTATGACTCGGTCGCCGAGGTCTATAATAGACCTTTCTTCCTCCCTAATAACAACGTCGCTCTGCGACAATTCGCTAACATGTGTAGCGACCCCGAAAGCCAAGTATCTCTTAATCCAACCGACTATACTCTCTTTGAAATCGGCACTTGGGACGATTCAAACTGTAAATTAACAAAATTAAAACAAATCTCCCTGGGAAATGGAGTACAATTCCAAAATACTGATACACAAGAAATCTAACAAACATAGGATATATTATGAATCAACCTCGAAACCACTCTAAAAACACTCGTTTACCTTCTACCATGAAACACCAGTTTTCGGAAGTACCGAAAGCTGAAATACAACGATCATCCTTTGATCGCTCACATGGTTTCAAAACTACATTCGATGCTGGTTACTTAATACCTTGCCTTGTCGATGAAGCTCTCCCTGGCGATACCTTCAATGTAAACATGACAGGTTTCGCCCGACTCGCAACTCCTATTCACCCAATCATGGACAACATGTTCATGGACACTCACTATTTCGCCGTACCATACCGCTTGGTATGGGACAACTGGAAAAAATTCAACGGCGAACAAGCTAACCCTTCAGACTCTATTGACTATACTGTACCAACAATGACATCTCCAGTTGGTGGCTATGCCAATGAAACATTATCCGATTACTTCGGAATACCAACTAAAGTTGCTGGACTTACTCACTCCTCTTTATGGCACAGAGCATACAATCTAATCTATAACGAATGGTTTCGCGATGAAAACCTACAAGATTCTGTTACTGTTGATACAGGCGATGGCCCAGACACATCAACTGACTATGTAAAATTAAGACGTGGCAAACGCCACGACTATTTCACTTCATCTCTACCCTGGCCACAAAAAGGCGACTCTGTCGACCTACCTTTAGGAACTTCTGCTCCCATAAATTCAAACGCTGCATTAAATGCAGACGTTGGCGTTATATCCACAACTCAATCTGACTTAGTAAAAAGACTGACTACAAGTGGAGCTGAGTTGCAAATGGGTGGAAATACACTTGCAACGGATGGTGGCTTATATGCCGACCTCTCAACTGCTACAGCTGCTACTATAAATCAACTACGTTTAGCATTTCAAACGCAAAAACTACTAGAGCGCGATGCGCGAGGAGGAACACGATATATAGAAATAATTAAATCTCACTTCGGGGTAACTTCCCCCGATTCACGACTTCAGCGACCAGAATACCTAGGCGGAGGATCAACACCCGTTAATATTTCACCAGTTGCACAAACATCATCTACCGATGCTACAACTCCACAGGGTAACCTCTCCGCTATAGGTACTTCTCTAGTCCAGGGACATGGATTTACAAAATCCTTTACTGAACACTCACTTATAATCGGACTCGTATCTGTACGAGCCGACTTAACTTACCAACAAGGCATGAACAGAATGTTCAGCCGCTCAACTCGCTACGACTTTTACTGGCCTGCACTCTCTCACATTGGAGAACAAGCTGTTCTTAATAAAGAAATTTATGCTGATGCTACAGCTGCCGATGAAAACGTATTCGGCTATCAAGAACGATACGCTGAGTATCGTTACAAACCATCAACAATCACTGGAAAATTCCGCTCTAACGATGCGGCTACTCTAGATGCTTGGCATCTTTCACAAGACTTCTCTACTTTACCTACACTTGGCTCATCATTCATAGAAGATAATCCACCTGTCGACCGAGTAATCGCTGTTTCTTCTGAACCTCAATTTATATTTGACTCTTACTTCAATATGAAATGTGCTAGACCTATGCCTGTGTACTCTGTACCAGGATTAATCGACCACTTCTGATGGGTTGGCTTAAAGACTTTGGTGGAAACCTCCTTGGAGGTGTACTCGGCTTTGCCGGTACACAATCCACTAATATAGCTTCAGCTCAACAAGCTCAAAAACAAATGGACTTTCAAGAAAGAATGTCAAATACTGCTCATCAACGTCAAATCGCAGATTTACGCAAAGCTGGTCTAAATCCTATACTCTCCTCTAAATACGGGGGTGCATCTTCCCCCGTAGGAGCGCAAGCGCAAATGAAAGATCCTACCGCTTCTGCTATATCAGCAATGCGTCAAAAATCTGAACTATCTAATTTACAAGCTCAATATAATCTTATTAATTCACAAGACTTTGCCGCTACTTCTGCCGGCCTGGCTTCTCGTGCAAATACTAAAGCTCAAGCTGGTAATATAGCAAAAGCTCAAGTCGATCGTGACTTTTATAATTCTGCTTATGGACGTTTTATGCGTCAACTCGAATTAACTACCAATTCTGCTGGAGGTGCAGCTGCCGGTTTAACCGGAGCTGGATTCCTCAGAAAAAAACTCTCTCAAACTAAACGCGGCAAGCTACAAGGCTTCAAATCCGCTCAATTTAACCCCAAAACCGGAGAAATACGATGACCGCTAAAACAAAAAATCCTTCTAAAGTCAATAAATCAAATTCAATTCTGTTCAGATCTGCTTACTCGCCACCAGTACGCTCTCAATTCACTACTACTGACTCAAGAACTGAACAATCTCACAAAGAAGAATGTGATATCAATCAAATTCTTTCTAAATACATCAAAACCGGTGTGCTAGCACACCAAAAACATCACCAATCAAATTATGGTGATTACACTTCTACCGACTTTCACGAGGCTCAAAATATAATTGCTAAAGCTTCATCAATGTTTGCTGAACTTCCCGCAAAAGTTCGCTCTCAATTCGATAATGATCCTGCTAAATTCTTAGACTTCGCTGGGGATAATAATAACATGCAAGCCATGGTAGACATGGGACTTGCTACACTCAATGAAAACCTTGCAAAATCAGAACCTGTAGTTAGTCCTAGTAACGGCGAAGCTGTACCAGGACAAACTACGAAAGAGGACGAAAGTCCTCGAGATAAGACAGTTGTTACTTGATACAACTGTCATGACTGACACCAGTCAGTCTAAACATAACAATTACCGGAGGTAATACAATGAAAAGACGAATGAAAATGAGTCGTAACAAATCTAAAAAACTTTTTAGAAAAACTGCATCACGCACACACAAAAAGAACACCGTAGGTGGTCGCATCATGCGTGGCGGCATAAGACTTTAGGTCTATGCCATGCTTCCACCCCCTTAAGGGTTGGCGTAATCGCGATAACCCTAGGGCTATTACATTCAAATTACAAGACGGCTATGTAGACCGTCCTATGACCGTCCCTTGCGGACAATGTATCGGATGTCGTGTAGACAAAAAAAGACAATGGGCTACCCGCCTCGTTCACGAGGCCTCACTATATAAAGATAACTGCTTTA